ATGTAAGAACGCATACGGTAATAGTGCTTATCCGGGCTTGAGGCTCCGAATTGCACCTCGATAACGTACTTTCCCCATCCCGACTGCACTAGCCGGTCTACCACGGGTCCGCCGACTCCTCCACCATCAATAAACATTGCGTCAATACGGCGCTTATGCCCGTGTAGCGGGTCGATATATGACTCGTTTAGAATCTCGGCAAGTTTGGCGGCAAACTGCATTGAGTCTGAGGCTTGTTTTCCAGTTATCCGCAATGACGGATAGCAGTTGGCGTTCCTTCCAATGCGGAACACCACGCGGCAATCGTCCATCCCGCCTCGTGCTACGTCTACTCCGACCACCAGAGCATCATCCGGCATATGCTGAGGCTCACGAGCCTGGGCCGCAGCTACTCGCTCATTATCTATGAACTGTAGATCGCCTGCATTCGGCGGCAAGCCGCGCTGGCGGACCCTGAAACGGTCAGAGTCCTCGCCATATAGCTCTAGTTCCTGCTGGATCTTTGCCTTGTTGGTGAAAGCGGAATCCCTAGCATCAATAACGTGCGTATCCCAAAGCTTGCGGTTTACGCCGAAGCACGCCTTAAAGAACTCTCCGTGATTACGGACGCAGTTCCCTACGATCATGATGTGCGGTTCACCATCGGACATACCGCCTTCGGCCACTTCGTAGATCTTGTCGGCCACCTTAGACGCCTCATCGAATAGGTAGAAGCTAGTTGAATCTAAAGCGTGCTGCCCCTGGAAGTTCTCGGCGTCTTCCTCGGCGCAGGACTGCATCGAAGCAAACCAGCCTTTAGGATTACACTCGGCGTAAACCTGTTCTGCCCCGACGTGAAACCATTCCCGTAGTGGTGTAATTAAGCGCCTATGCCACTTCGATATCTCTGGCCATGTCTTTGTCTGAAGCTGTTTCCATGAGCCAGCGGTGACTGTCCCATGCGCTCCTGGACGGGTACACATTAGCCACCAGAAATACATCGCCACCAATCCGCTCTTTCCGCATCCATGAGCAGATGAAATAGCGGTTCTGACTGGCAGTACGGGGTTAAACCCATCGAAGCCACGCTCTAAAACCTGCCGACCAATTCCCTCAAGGGCCTTAATCTGCCAACCGTCCGGCCCGGCATACTTCTCTAGAGTGCTTCCCTTCACGCCCCACGGCCAGGCGTAGTACGCGAATCCGACCGGATCGGCGTAGTACTCCGACACGGCAACGGCTAGCGCCTTGTCTAGTTGGGCTTTCTGTTTAGCGGCAGATTGGGATGGAGCGATCACGAGCGGACTTCATCCATTCTTAACCCCCGTCCTTACCGACGTCCTTGTGACTGCCGAACCGCGAATAGCTGATTGCTGAAACGCGCCATCGCTCGCGAGACCGCCGGACTCATTGCCGCCTCGATCGGGGCCGGCTCTTTGTCGCCCCGCAGGGTGTCCAACGCGATATCGACCGCGAGGTCCGTCAGCGCTTCAGCGTACTCCGGATACTTACGGGCAAACTCAATCAGGAAGTGAGCGTATGCCGGTCCGCGTGGCGTGTCTAGTGGAATAGTCGGGTCAAGCTGAAGGATCATTGTCTTGGTGTATCGTGGCGTCCGTGAGCCGTGCCCGTAATCCAGCCAGCGGCCCCTCTAGTAGCTCGATAGCACTCTCGTGCCATGCTGCTAACCGTGTCTGCCGTAGAGCCTTGGCCGCGTGCCACTCGTGGCGGTGCAGCCGTATCGCTTCCTGGATGGTCTGGACGGCGCTAGCTAGATCCATCTTGCTTAGGCTCAGCGGCCTTACCCGCGTGCTGGCGGGCTATCTCGGCGTCCACCTTCGCCTCGGTGAAGTCTGGCAGGACGTGGATTACCGGAGCGTCCGGGTACTGCTCTCGCAGAGCCTTGCCCTGCTCCCGTAGAATCTCGATGAGTTGCTTCATTTACCCTCCTATCGACAATGGCACTTCGAACACGAACAGATCCAGCCGCACTTGCAGTTTGGAGACATCCGCAGGTTAAGAGCAGCGAATAGAAGCGCTGCGGCCAGTACGATTAGCCAGAACATATCCTGCGTGCGGGTCATGCCCTACCAAGTTAAAATTGGAGACGGGCTGCCGTACGTGCCCGGCTGGTCGGGGCCGCCGGCCTTCACCTGCTTAGCGAATTGCCAAACCAGATCCACCGATCCGTCTGGGTGGATGTACAGCACCTGCGCCAACTGCTTGACGTTGGGCGAAGGGTAAAACCACAAAGCGTCTCCTACCTTGGGCTTGTAGCCAGCGTTACGAAGAATCTCTTCTCCTTCATACCCGCTATATTCTTGGCTGTTGTTCATCCCTAGTCTCCCCAAATGGACTGCCCCGGAGGAGGCTGAACTGGTGTAGTCAAAGCTGCCATTATGGCTAAAAACAGATCAATCATTTCCCCTTCTTTCCTTGCGCTTTGCGCTGAACGTTTAAACTGATAGCCACGGCTTGACGCTGTGGCTTGCCAGCGGCAATCTCCCGCTTTATGTTGACCCCGACCGACTTCTTAGACCCTGATTTGTCTAGCGGCATATGCCTTTATCCTAACCCAAACTTTTGGATACCTAAACGCCAAAGGCCGACTCTCGCTGGCCCGTAACGTGGAAAATGAACACAACAATCAGGGACGACTTCAGCATAGCACATATCAAGTTATCTTGTCATCATGCTTGAATCGCCCGGATACATCACCTGCGCTACGTAGTGGCGTTTGGGGATATACGCCTCGCTGTTCCTAGCCGGATGCCCTGGCGTCTTGTGGCGTCGAGCGCCGCCTGAATGTGATCCGGCGGCATTTTGTTCTGAAGACGGTACTTCACCGCTGCGGCATCGGCCTTGGCGCGAATGGTCGCTGCCGGATCAACACCTGGGGCAAGCGCGGTAAAGAGATTATCCAGTTCGTCGTCGGCAAGTTCTGCCGGGTCTCCGAACAGTTTGTCGAGGATGTCAGATTCTCCGGTCGCAGAGTCCGAGAACTCGGGCACGAAGTCTTTGCTAACCCAGTTGCACTGGAAGTCTTTCATTCTACGCCCCTAGCACCGCAATAGCTCCCCTTAGCCGGCTGCCCAGCATATCGAGGCGACCGAGCAGGCGATTCGTGGACCCCATTACGCCATCGGCTGACGCTGCCGTGGTGTCACGGTCGGGAGACTCATACTTGACGGATGAGTCTCCAAATAGCGCCAGGTATAGTCTGGCCATATCGTTCTCCAGGCAGTCTACTGTGTAGTTAAGGCTGTCCAGGTTTCCGAGCACAGTGGAGACTAGTGGAGCGTCAGGCGGGTCAGCCGGGCTGTGCTCTTTGCCTAGTACAGTCTTGCCCTGCGACTGCTTAAGCTCCATCGCGCAGTCGGCCTGGTAGTCCATGTCTCGCTTCTGCTGCTCCAGCTTGTGCTGTTGCATTTCCTTCAATAGCACTTCATTGGCGGGAACGGTAGATGAACCAATCGACCCGGTATTGTAAAAGTTTGCCATGAGTGCATGATAGCATGTTCGCAGCTACCGCAGCTTGGCGTAAACCATCACTATCGCCCAGACCTCTCGCGGAATGCCGGCCTTAAGCACTATTGGCCGTGGGATGAACTCAGGCTGCTCCGCCCAGTCGATCTCGGCGAACACCTCGGCGGCTACTGGCGGATCCAGCTTGCGGTCCGCAAGGGTCTCTACCTGGGTGGATACTAGCATTTATCGCAACTTGTAGCTAATCAAAATAGCCAGACGGCCTCTCACCAACCATAGCGCCACGATAAGAGCCAATATCTCGGGAGATATACCCAGAAGCACGGTCATCAGGAATCTACCAGTAGTCATTTCTCCTCCAGTTTAAGCTTTCAAGCAAAGCGCCGCCATTCCCTTCTCGTGCTGGGTTTACGCTCCTCTTCGGAGTCTTCTACCTCTTAGCCTTTAGACGTTCAGTCTTGAATCAATCCAGCCCGGTTAGTATATTCGCACGAGGTGGACCGGGACGCAGGCGGCATTACCAGATCGATTACTGGCTCGTTGCCCGGGTTTCCCGAACTGTCTGATTCTTCCCTGCCTGGGGGTACTGATTTAAAGCAACGGCCCGTTGTTTCGTTTTTCGGTGAAGGAGTGCCGTGAACCAACCGCATAGATTTCATGCTATGTGTCTAAACGCTTAAGCGATTCTATGATAGCACCAAAAGAAAAAGGCGGCTGAATCTCTTCAGTCCGCCTCATCCAACCGGGTGCTAAAGCCGGATTTTAAAGGTTTATAGACACTGGTTCATCGGTACACCCCGATAGTAGCACACATAGCAGTGGCTTTCTTTAGGCCAACCGCCCATCGCTTTCCGGCTCCAGCACTGCTGTCGCCCCGCGACGTCGCTTCGCTCGTTGGCTCCTCACATACACTATCGCACCAAATCAGCAACTTGGCGTGATGTCTCACGCTTTTCCCTTATCCCGCATAGCCCTGACGCGCTCCCGGCCCGCCCGAAGCTCCGCCTCGATATCCGTCACGTCGTTGACCTCGACCGCTACCTTGTCTCCGTAGATCTTAGGTGCCATCTTGCACGCGTACCACTTCAGATTGTCCGCAATCAGCCGGCTTCTCGCCACGTTGTCATTGACCGTGATCTTGCGTTTGATGATCTTGACCGGAATCGTGTTGCCGTCGGCGTCTTTAGCCTCGTCCCACTCCTCGGTGATTTCCTCGGTCTGTCCAGGCATCGGAAGCTCGCTAGAGTATTGAATACGCTCAACCATTTCCTCTAAACCACGTAGTTTCGCGCGCGTGTAACGCTCCCGGAATCCGTCATCGTCTCGGTCAACCCAATCTCTGACAGTGGCTGCCCAAGGCATTGATTCTTCTTCACATATTTGGCGGAGGTATCGGCCTTTGGAAAGTTCCTGGCAGATGTAATCGGCTTGCTGGCGATTATAGACGCAGGGACGGCCCACTGGCTTAGGGGCAGCATATTCAGCCCCTGGCACTTCGATAGGGGGTCCAGCGTGTCCCTTATGCTTCCTGGTGGCCATCTGGTGTGTCTAAGCCTCGTATCCGTTGGTGGAGGGCAGGTGGATGGTGGTGAATGAGGCGGGGCGGGCGACACGCATAAAGAGGGAGATGTAGTCCTCGCGGGACATGCCGATAAGGGAGCAGGCGGAGGAGTACTGCTCGTAGGTAGACTCGGCGAGGCGGTAGAAGTAATGGAGGGTATCAGTGTAGTCCATGTATAAGTCCTTTGTTTACAGCATACACGAAAAAATTGTTAAAATGAGT